CCCGCCATATCCTCAAAGGCGAGGGTCTGGGGACCTCCTACATGACGGAACGGGCCGTCAAGGACCTGCTCGAAAAGACGAATACCGATCCGCTCGACATCGAGATGGTCGTCTGCGCGACGGTCACGCCGGACATGTTTTTCCCGTCGACGGCCAACCTGACCTGCTACAAAACAGGGATGAAAAACGCGTTCGGATTCGATCTGTCGGCCGCTTGCAGCGGTTTCTTATTTGCGCTCAACACGGCTGCGAAATATATCGAGACCGGAACCTTCAAGAAAGTCGTCGTCATCGGAGCCGATAAGATGTCGTCGATCATCAACTACAACGACCGCAATACATGCCCGATCTTCGGCGACGGAGCGGGCGCCGTGCTGCTGGAACCCTCGGAAGAAGGATACGGCGTGCTGGATGCCGTGCTGCACTCGGACGGCGGCGGCGGCCAACACCTGTACATGAAGGCAGGCGGCTCGGCCTACCCCGCCACGCACGAAACGGTCGAGAACAACTGGCACTATGTTTATCAGGAAGGTCAGGCCGTGTTCAAGGCCGCCGTATCGAACATGGCCGACACCTCGGTCGAAGTCATGGAGCGCAACAAGCTGACGCCCGACGACATCACCTACCTGGTCCCGCATCAGGCCAATCTGCGGATCATCGACGCGACCGCCCATCGTATGGGCCTGCCGCGCGAAAAGTGCATGATCAACATCGACAAGTTCGGTAACACGACGGCTGCCACGATTCCGCTCTGCCTGTGGGATTACGAGTCCCGGCTGAAAAAGGGCGATAACCTGATTCTGGCAGCTTTCGGCGGCGGCTACACATGGGGAGCCGAATACGTCAAGTGGGCGTACGACGGCGGCGATTTCTCGAAATAGCGCGCGTCTCGTCCGGTTTCATGCGCGAAGCAAGGAAACAAACGGACCGAAAAGCACATAAAGGCGGTTCTATAGTTCAAGGGATAGAACGGAAGTTTCCTAAACGCTTTTGCCGGGAAACGACATGCAGTGAGAAAGAGGGGAATAATAATTGAGATAGAAAAGCGGTAAGCCCTTGTAGTTCAATGGATAGAACATAAGTTTCCTAAACTTGTAATTCGGGTTCGATTCCCGGCGAGGGTACAAAAAACGAGGTTTCAACGCCTCGTTTTTTGTACTTTTTATCACTTTGTGGCTATATTTGTTTGCAAAAGTTGGCAAATAGTTGGCAAAAAAAATGGGGACTACTTTTAAGGCTGTCGTCTATGCGGACAACAAGAAAAAGGACGGAACATACAACCTGAAAATCCGGGTGACCCATAACCGTCGTTCTTTAAAGGTATCGACAAATATATATGTTTTTCCCGACGATCTCGGTCGCAAACTTCAAATAAAGAATCAGGAGATTATTGACCTTGCTGACGATCTGATTCGTCGGTGGCGCTATTTAGTCAATCGTTTGGGCATTGCAGCCGAGGTAATGGATGTTAAGCAGATAGTACAATATATAAAGGAGTCGGAAATAACGGGCGAAGGATTTCACCTCGATTTTATCGAATACGGAAGAAAAGTGGCCGCTTCCAAATCAAAGGGAACCGCCAGGTCATATGACACGTCGCTAAACGCATTGGAGCGCTTCATGAGAGGGAAGCCGCTCGATATAAATAGCGTAACGGCTAAGTTTCTTTCCGATTTCGAAGCGTTTCTCGCCCACGAGCCGGTTATGAGGTATGATCGCCAAAAACGAGTAGAGGAAACAAGCCGGTCGAAATCGAACGGTCGGGCGCTTTCTTTGTATATGGCCAACATCAGGCACATACACAATGAAGCTAAAAAGGAATTTAACGACGAAGATTCAGGTATCATCCGCATTCCGCAATCACCTTTTAGAAAATACGCGGTAAAACGCCCCCCTACCCCCAAAAAGCGTGCATTACAGCCTGAGATCATACAGGCAATTATCGATTTGCCTGATGCGGATCGTAAGACTGGCGACATAGCCGATTTTACAAGACGAGATTTTGCCCGAGATTGTTTCCTTCTGTCGTTTGCCCTCGCCGGCATGAACTCTGCCGATCTTTTCGACTGCAAGGCTTCCGATTTTGACAGGAAAGAGCGAATCATTACCTACAAACGGCAAAAGACACGTACACGGCGGGCCGACGAGGCCGAAACCAAAATCAGAATCGAGCCATGTATCTGGCCTTTAGCTCAGAAATACATATCTAAAGAAGGAGATAGGCTTTTCTGCTTCGATAAGCATTATTCTACGCTCAACTCTTTCTCAATCGCGCTAAACACAGGCTTGCGGCAAATAGAAGCAGCCATAAAGCCGGAGAAACATATCACTTTCTACGCCGCCCGCCACTCTTGGGCGACTATTGGCCGATCCAAAGCCCTGAATATCGATAAGTATACTATTCATGAGGGGCTGAATCACGTGGATGACCGCATGAGAATTACAGACATCTATGTCGAGAGGGATTATAGCCTCATTTGGGAAGCCAACGCCAAAATATTAGGGATATTCGACTGGTCAGCATTAGAAGAACGCGAGCAGGATAATATCACAAAATAATGATTCCTATTCCTTCTCGGGCTTTTTATATCCGATAGGGTTTCTTGTCCGCTGCGGATGTATTGACAAAGCTGCGATAGCTTGGTAAATATTGTCCAACTCTTTCCGCATATCCTCCGACAGATCGCTGACCGCCTCGGCATTCTCGGCATCCGCCCTCTCCAGCAGGGCCAGTTTCGCCCGAATTTCGGATAGTTCAGCCGTGGTGGTAATGTAATTACGCATCGCTACAAATGCCCGCATTATGGCAATGTTTACTTGTATTGCCGTTTCGCTGCGCAACACACTCGAAAGCATTGCCACTCCCTGCTCGGTGAATGCAAATGGCATATACCGGACACCTCCCTTGTTTGAGGTCACAATTTGTGACCTCAAACTGGTTTTCAATGCGTTATACTCTGATTCGGTGATTTCAAACATGAAATCCGATGGAAACCTTTCGCTGTTGCGTCGTACAGCTTGTTTAAGCGCTTTTGTCGGGACTTGGTAGAGTTCCGCCAAATCGAAATCCAGCATTACCCGCTGGCCCCGTATTTCGTAGATTTTACTCTGAATAGATTGTAGTTCCATGCCGTAAAGATAGCGATATTATACAAAAAGAGAAGGGCTTGCGCCCCTCTCTCCCCTAACTTCCTTTATGCTTACTTGCGGATAACAGAATGCCCATTGCAGCAAGCAATTTGAGCATATCCTTTCTAAATTGATCGTCTTCGAGAAGTCGTCTCACGACTTCTTCGGCCGTGAATCGGTAAGAAGTCATTGAATCGGAGCTTGACGTTTGACCGAAGGCACGACTTCGAACAGTCGGGCAATGAAATCGAGACCCTTTTGAGTCACCAAAACTTTAATAACTGTAAATCCGTCGTGACTATTTCGCTCGATAAACTTTTCCTTGAGTTCGAAATATCCTCTGTTGATATACTCCTGCTTAGGCTCGTTCCGATTGCAAAAGAATATGCCTTTCTCGCGCAGCTTCTGAAAAAGAGTATTTCGACCGAATGGTAATCCGAGTATCTTGGCCGACTGCCCGACATCGATCTTCTGATCCGTGTCGAGAACTTTATCCATCAGTTCCGCTTTAGGTGTAAGAGCAGCTACTTTTTTCTCGGCCTGCTCAAGCTGTTGTTTTTGTCGATTTATCGTCTCATTGGCAACCAGCACGGCTCTTGCCATAATCATCTCAGGTGTATCGTCCACTTTGACCACCATGTAGCCGCCAGTTTTGCGAATCGCCGGCAACACTTCGTCACATACCCAATCCTGAAACTGTTCCGCTTGCGGAAGCTTCGAGCGCATGACGAGACGGTACACGTCGGATTCGGGAATGTATTTCACTGGTTGTGCACCGCCATCAGTGGGGGTCACTAAAATAGTGACTCCTTTGCAGTGAGAGGAAATAGCATTTGCAGGTTTAACATAACCCAACGCTTTTGCGACATCGTTGGCCAAAAACATAGGCTTGTCGCTGGTCATAGCAACTCGAACCCGTCCGAATCGCTCATTATTGAAAATTTGGACGCTATTCATGGCCTACCTACTTTGAAAGGGTAAATACTTTGGAGCGGTTACGAAGTGCTTGCGGGTCAATTGAAGATTTACGCTGATCGAATGATAACAAACACCTTAACCGCTCTTTATTGCCGGCATTCTCTTCGAGGATGTCCCAATACTTGTGCATTGCCTCGTTATAAGCGTTTTCCAAATGCTCGGTGCGACCCATGAAAAAGCGAGCAATCGTATTGCTCTCGTTTAGTTTGCTCTGAAGCTCAGCAACAAGAGCGCGTAAAGTCTCAATTTCTCTGACAAGAGAATCTCGAGTCGTTGATTTTGAAGTGTTGGACATAGGTGATAGACATTTAGTTTGCAACAAAAAACAGCAGTGTTGCTACCTGCTGTCTATCACCATAGAGGCTGCCGTATCATTACAATAACGGCACAGGGCATCACTGCTGTAAATATGTTAAGGCATAAAAAAAGCCTACAAAATAGGCCGCATTATGCGCCTCTATGGTATGATAGACATCACAAAGATATGCATGATTTTTGAGTTTGCAAATTTCAGGAAATAAAAAAGCCCCTCTGTTTTGAGGGGCTAAATTAGAAGGTTATTCAAATAGATACCGTTACAGCAAATTTACACTTTCCTTTATCGACTTTTCAGATAGATACTTAAGAGGAATCTGCCTATCTTAGCGTTACATTCATTCGCCTCAAGCTAATAGCATCATCTCCGCAATAAATATCTGATTTTGCTATTAAATCTTGATCGGATAAATATGTATTGGCATAATCTTTTAATGCTTCCGCAGGTATAATTAATAATAGATAATCCCAATTTTCTGACGCATATTCTTCTGTAAAATCCTTATGAGGGTAACATATATCCAGTCCAATATATTGAACATTGATATTTTCATACTCACCTATTTCATAAGATATTGGGAGTAAAACGTCAGAAATGACTTTGGATACCATTTCATGTTGCGATAACCTTACCTCATTATACGTAGAAGAATGACATAACGTATGAAAAAGCAGCAATTTATTTGCCTTGTAAGGCATAACTGTCGGATATGCCTCTGCACTCTCTACTAAAATTTTCCCACTTAATACCGTGTCTACCATCGCTTTGTATGGAAATAGCGGAGACGTTTCCCCAATGGAATCCAATTTCG